TACTTACTTAACAAACTTACTTACTTAACAAACTTACTTACTTAACAAACTTACTTACTTAACTAACAAACTTTTTTAAAAAGATTAACTTTTAATTAAGAATTTGTAATAGAAATTTATATAAAATTTAGACCAGGTTTTTATAAACTACGAAGGAGAGTTTGCGAAGCTAGATGTGCCGTAAATTAGCTCCAGTTTATAATCCAGATCTAAATGACTGTATAAATTTCTATTCAAATTTTAAAAGGTATTATAAATACAAGAACGTATTATAATACAATCTTTTTTTACTATAAAAATGATTTAATATTATATTGATTGTGTATAAGTAAAAAATGGCTAAACTCATCTCCCACAAATACGACAAGAGCGCAATCGTTTTCGGTTACAAGAGTTATAAAAATATTCATAACAACACCATGGTATATCCTAGGAATAGTCGTCCAATCACCGACGATGAAATCGCAGAGTTTTATGAAATACTCAAAGCCCTGAAGGTACCACAGCTTAAGGTCATATGTAAAGAGCGCGAACTTATGGTGTCTGGGAATAAGGGAGAGCTTATAACTAGGCTACTCTACGATAAATTCGATGCATTCTGGACTTTGTCAACAAGGAAGAAGAACCCAGTATATACCATTAGCCATCCGATTCGTGATTGGGGAACCTATCAGGAGAGGAGTCTTAAAGTACAAACATGGTTAGATAATAAATTGAACGCGCAGCCGCGGGCTCCGCCGCACGGGAACTAAGTGTGGATCCGTTTCTTTTTTATATGCCAAAAAATATGTTTAACTATTGTTCCAACTGGAAAAATAATAGCAAAAGCAAGCGTTATATTATAAGATAATGGATATTCTGCTCTGGATTTCCAGCCTAGACCCCTAACAAATGAACCTTGATGATAAATACAATAAAAGGTGTATATACTAAAAGAAATTAAGAAAAATAAAACAACCAACGGATTTTTTGATTTTGTTGAAGATTTTGCTGCGCGTGCCATTAGTATCATAAAATATAAAAATGACTATGAATAAAAGTTATTATAATTATTAAAAATGAGGAGAGATATTACAAGCTTCCTTGTCCCAAATCATATGCCTCAAATGTGGAATAAAAAAGAGATAAATAATGAGTTGATAATGCTTCAACAAATGTGTCAAATGTTTGGAAAACCTTATTCTATATCTTATGCGACACAATATTTGAAAAAATTAAATATAAATGTATCTAAAACTGAACTTAAAGATATGTATTTAAAAGAAGATATCACCTTTATTACGGATTATAGAGAAAATCACATAGAAGAGTTTCAAAAATTTCTTAAAAATGATTAAATTTAAGACTAAATACATAAAATTATGTAAATGAGTCATATAATTTTGAAATGTGTAAGAGAAGGTTCGAAAATAAGAGTTAAGTTTCATACATATGTGGCAGAAGATGGGAAAAGATATTCAGATGCTTATAACAACAATTATAATTGTAGATTTCGAAAAGATTTAAGAGAAGTTGGAAAATATTATAAAATTTTACCACAAGATTTGAAAATTACTAACAGAGGTAATAGTTTACCTTTTTACAGTGTGAAATCAACAAATGTACAAATAGTTAATGTTTTAGATACTATAAATATATACAAGGTATCAGAATGTATAATATGTATGACAAATAATACAAATATAACTATTACTCCGTGTGGGCATCATTGTATGTGTGCTGAATGTTATGAACAAATGAGACATAAAACAAATATGTGTCCGTTGTGTAGAGTAACAATAGAACAAGCTATTATAAATTAGAAAGATATAGTTCTTTGTAAGAGTTAATTATATTTTTTGAGTCTTTTTTTTGGAATTTACATTTGAAATTTGTCATATGAATAATATATCCACCTTGATTAACATATTCTTCTACATTTAAACAATTATTGTTAAAATTAGTATCAAGGATAATGTGCGTATTATCTTTCATGTTGTGAATATTTTTAAGATAAGTATGTCTAACAGCTGCTTGATCCCACCCGGTCATATTAGTTTTGATATTTCTACTTCTTTTTATAGGATAATTGCCTTCATACAATTTATCATATAAAATATGGTTTAAAATTTTTTTGTTATTTTCAGTATTTTTCATAATAATAACACCGGAATTCAACAATGGTAGTGTATTTTTCCCTTTTAAATCAACCATAAATTTTGTATATGGGTATCCGGCATCTCTACAAATAATATAGTCTTTATTCTCAGATTGATTAATCCAATGTTCAATTTTTATAGAAGTGTTACAGAAAAATGCATCAGCATCAATCCACATTAAATAATCATGTTTGTTATTCTCTAAATGTTTATGTAGATAGTAATGTTTACACCAAGAAGAGTGTCTAATAGGTTCTTTTAGTTCTTCGGGTATATCATGATATACAAATAAATCATAATTATTTTTTTCACAATAAATTTTATTGAATACATAAGCATGTTTACCAATTGAATAATCTTCAGTAAAAAACATTATAACACCTATTTTTACCATTATAAGAGTTTTGATATATTTTTATAAGAATAAAAAATACAATAAAAAACTTAAAATTGTGTATTTACCAAATATTTATAATTTTTGGAGGTTCCCAAATATTGATTATTTTTTGAGGAATAGAATTTATAACAGCTTGTAACTCATTATTTGCTTGATTTATTTGTTGTTGTTTTTTTGATTGAAGTTTTTTTGATTGAAGTTTTTTTAACTTTAGCATTTTTCGATGAGCTGCAACTTCACGTTTTTTTTGGGCTAATAGTTTAATATATGATTCCCAATTTTCGTCTGTGGATTCTTTTTTGATTTTTGGAGGAGGGTTTGTAGTGATTTGATTTGATGATTGCTGATCAAAAAATGTTTGTTTTAAAATTTTTGTAGAAATATATAACGTATTATTTGGTATCATAATTCTTTGATGTTTGCCACGGGCGGCATTCCATAATAATTTACCTTGACAATCTTTATATATTGTTTCAATATTACGATGCCAACCTTTTGACCATATTATTGGTTTTGCATGATTTTTGTAGCCAGAATTTAATGCAATAATGTCGTCAGTTGTTGATATATTGTTCCACAAAGGTAATGGAAACGTTTTAATATTATTTTTTTTCAATAAAAGAGAAAATATTGATTGACAATGTTTGTGTTCTATGAATTCTTTATGTTGATTATTTTGATTATTATCAGAAAATAATAAAGGATTTAAACAAAACTGTAACCATTGTTCAATAATATTAATAGTAAATTGATTTTTTTTAACTAACAATATTCCACCATATGCTTGTTGCGTTTCATAATAAGATTCATGACAAACATTTAAATATTCAAATACAGATTTTTTTGTAAAATACTTTTCTAACCAAAAGTTGTGATGGAATCCAACAATTCCTTTTTCTGAATTATTACATAGATTAAATAGTTGTAATGTACCATTTTGATAAATATTATCAATATCAGAATCAGTCCATAATAAAACATCATTTTCATCAAGTTCTTTTAATTTTTTGTTAATAAAATAAACTTTGCATATCCAGGCAAAATATTTTTTATTAGTTAAAAGATGTAAAAATTTATTTTTGAAATTTGCATCTACATCTTTAAGATTATATACAATAAATTCATCTATAAGTTTGTTATTGTTAATACGTATTTTTAACTTTTTGGCATTAGCTATTCGGTTATTGCCTTCTTGATTTCTTAGTGCATCTGCAAAAGTTATATATATAAACTTTCCTTTTTTTATAGGTTCTGTATTGTATTCTGGAATTTGATTTTTTAAGATAATATTATAATTTTTTGGATTCTGATAATAAAAATTTCTGGAATGTTCAATATATTTTTTCAGCAAATTTAAGTCCATAATTTCATAATTGATAATAAAAAATTCAAAAATTAAAAATTTAAGACTTTTCTAACTCATATTTTTTAATTATTTCCAAAGGAATGTTTTGAATATTAGGTTTTTTCTTTAAAACGACTAATCTATTATCTTCGGTTTTTTCTATAATATCATAATAGTCTAAAACAACACCATAACATTGAGTTCTATTAAGAAAGTCGTCAAACAAAATAACACAATCGTCTTTAATATATTGAAAGCATTTCAAACAGGATGCGGCACGAAAGCGTCCATCAATTAATATTAAGTCAATTTTATCACGTTCGGTTTTTTTTAGATTACCTAATTGACTACTATATGATATTTTCTCATGATTTGGACAGTTTTTATGTGGTTGACCCCAGTCGCCATATTTTGTACCTAATTCAATATAAAGCCATGATAAATTTGGAACAACAGACATGTCTTTTGTAGCATCTTCTATCAATTTATTCAATGTATTTAAAAACTTAAGATCACTTTCAACTGAATAAATTTGCTTCAAATTTGGTTTTAGACTGGCAACATATGTTGACCCCCCCGATCCATATTCAAAATATACACTTGCTTTATCTAAATATTTGTTAAAAAGTATTTTATCTTTTGGTGCCATATGTGGTTGTTTCCATCCCATAATTGAATTAATAACTAAAAGTAAATAATACAACAATTTAAACGTATTTATAGATTAGATTAGCTACTATAAAAATATGTTTTTAAAAGTATTGCTAATACTACAGCATTAATAAATAAAGCAAGGATTTCTCTATATTTTAATTTCTTGTCAAATCCAACTAACCATATCCAAATAAAATAAATCAGAATAAGACAAGTAAACAATATTTGTTTAAATAAAAGAGAATTTCTTTTCTTATAAAATTCTGGATTTGTTTCATTATTAATATTGTAATAATTAGACATAAAATTACTTGTGTTTGCAAAATCTTCTATTATTGGTTTTTTAAAATTTAAACTGTAATCTGGTACACATAGTTTTTCACTACGTTTATAAGTTTCAGAACCCGGATTTAATTGAACAACCTCAACATCTTTCATAGAACAGCGCTCATTAACTATTGAACCAGTACCATTAATACTGCTAATAAGTTCTACTGGTTCAAAAGAACCTAAATCTCCAATAACACTTGGTATTAATCCTTCATTATCTTTTTTTGGAGTTGGAAGATTATTAACAATTATATTACGTGGTTGATTTACACATTCTGGACTACTTTCTGGTCCACATATACCACTTGTAAAATATGATGATTCACCGACTCTACGATCCTTTGGCAAACCTTTCTTTTTTGGACAATCTTCTTTTCCTGTAATTAAAATACCCGCAGATCTACTAATGTTGTCTTCAATAAAATATATAGCATCTGCTAGTGATGCTTTTCCAACTTTACGAGGTAATTTAACTGCTGGTGGTATTCTATCTTTATAATCATATTCTGGGTCTATAGGTTCTTCAGATTCAGGTTCTTCCATTATAATAATATTGAAAAAAAAGTATTATTGTATATTATGTTTAGAACACTTTCTTTGGCATTGTTATTAATAGGAATAGTTTTTATTACAATCGGTTATACCAAGATGACTATAAAATGTCCTGAAAAAATACAGTATCGTTATATTCCACGTAAAATTTATGAGGAACAAATTTATGATCAAGATATAATGGGTCAGTTTAAAACAATGTTCAACGATGAGGATCCATATTTAAGATAGAAAAATATTAATAAAAACAAAGTAATATTGTGTGAGATTCGAAATGTGGTTTTGTAGAATTAAATAGTGGAGAACTATTTGATAATGTTATTTTGTAGTCATCCTCAATATTTTGTGATAAATATGTTATAATATCTTTGCTATGACCTTTAAAATTCTTGTACGATTTTTTCTTTTTTGGCAAAACTGTTTTAATCAAATTAGAATCAATAAATTTACCAGTTTTTTTATAACAAATAAGACAGTTATTTGGTGTATCTTTATTCCAATTTTCAAATTGGGCATTACTAACTATTGATTTATTGATTTGTTTAAATCCTCCAATAGCATTCAATTCATGTATATAATTTTGTGTAAAATCATGTTGATAACTTGCAACTAAAACTCCGGAAACCCATACTCTAACTCCACCAATATCTTCGTCATCTGTTGTTTGAGGATATAATTCAATAATAATAGTAGAATCTTTATTAGTCTTGATTATATTATTACTAATTTCAATTTTAAGAGCATCATTATTACCATGTTTTATTGTACTATCATCTCCTTTTTCATCAATAAATACACTATGTGGTTCTATATTTCCATCTCCCATGTGTATTAACAAATTATCATTAGAATTGGCAATAAATATACCATAATTTTCATTACCTATTTCAAGCAATAAATTGTTTGATGATTCTTTTGAATTAGATTCCTCTTTTAGTACTGGTTTAGGTTTAGGTTCATCTTTAGGTTTAGGTTTAGGTTTAGGTTTAGATTTAGGTTTAG